CATGGAAGTCGTGGAGGTTCTTATGCCTACTAAGTACTTACAAAGCTGCACTGGTAGTAGCGCTTAAATACAAGTGCAGCTTTATGAGTATTGCAATGCATACTGGAAGACCTGGAACAGGAAAAACATATAACCTCACAAGGGAACTTCTAAAGGATTTAAAAAAGGGAGCAATAGTATTGAACAACTACAAACTTTTTATAGAAAGTGAAAATTTATACTACTGGAAAAAACTAGACGAACTAAAAAAAATGGTGGATGAAAATTCACAAATAATGACCAGAGCAAGAAAGGAAGGAAGACCAGTAATAATTGGAATGGATGAAGCGCACGTATATTTCAATTCAAGAAAATGGAAAGAATTACCGGAAGACATGATGAGATTGCTGGCTCAACATAGAAAAGCAGGATTGCATATTAAGGGAACCGTACAACATGTGAATAGATTGGATGTAGTGATGAGAGAGCTTATCGATTACTGGTATACATATCAAAATTCACTGATATTTTTTATTCGTTGGGAATTTGATATCGATCAAGACAAACAAAAAAAATACCCACTTACAAAAAGATGGATACTTAAAAGAAAAAAAATATACGAAACATACGACACACTCGAACGCATACAAGGATAGCAAAAAGCCCCCCAATAAATCGGGGGGCTTTTCTAAGACACTACCACATGCCGCTATAGCAACTTAGAGATTAGCAAAGGCCTTGATTTTCGTCAAGGCCTTTGCTTGTGGTAGTGCCCTTTTCCAGCCACCCTATCCGTACTCTGCCAGAACCGGATAGGGCTTAATCAATTTCTCATAAAGCTGATTTTTTTGCAAGCTCCTTCTTTTTCAGCCCCTACACTCTGCCACTCCTTCCACCTTCCTCTCTTTTTCTCTCTCTTTTCTTTAAAAAAATCAGGAAATGCAGGGAAGCAAATGGAACACCACAGGCCGTGAGGCGCCGAGTGGCTACGCCAACTCGGACGCCACGGCCGTGGTGTGTGGCAGAGTCTAAGGCTAGGTAGGGCATGAAAGACAAAATTTGGTAGGTAGGTAAAGAGAAATAGCCCAAAATGATACATGGTACCACTTGGGCTATAACTCTTGTTAGAGGGCAATTTTGAGGCTTACAAGGGCAGAGTGTGATCTAGCTAGGCAGCGCTTGACGGCTTAGATACTATGAAGTCTATAGGCTTTACAGACCAGTCCTTACCGAATTTCTGGATATCATAGACAAGCTTCCCTGTTTGTCCTTCCAGCTTCGAATAATCACCGTTCTTAGGCGACTTCATAAAGTATACCTTCTCTTTGAACTCATCAGTACCAATGAAGGTATAACCCTTATACACTTCCTTCTTACCGGAACCAGTCTTCTCAAACTTTCCAGTTTCAGGATTAACAGCACTCTCATCCATTGCAATATCTTCTACAAGACGCAATGTGAAGTTATCAACACTCTGTACTTTCATATAGTTTACAATTTACAAATTGCCCTCTATAGTTCATTATACACCTATGGATTTAACAACGCAAGGGAAATTGCAATGGACATGTGAAGAAATAGGTTCAACAACTACATGTACTATAGAAAATTTTGGAATGATGTTTCTACCAACAGGAACAATCATATTCCTAATAGTATTCTCAATGGTTGTTGCATTTTTCATTCTAAGAATAAAGAAAAATGATTAATGTTGCAGGTGTTTTTATAGAAATGACAAATGGACTCATTCCCTTTTTGGGTAGTATTTTTGTTTTCGTTTGGTTTACTACTTGGATAGCATCTATTACAAAACGAGTATGACAAATGAATTGGCACAAAACATACTCGATCTAACGTTATCCACAATTGGATACGGAATTGTATATGGACTATTTTTAGGCTTGGTGATATATGTTATTACACAAGACAGGTAGTGCCTGCTTGTGTTATTAGCTCCTTCATAAATTAATATGGATGTTGGTTCAACCACACAGGCATTTATTGCCCAGGTAACCTCCAATATTAATGACAATATCGGTTATGTTCTTGCTTTTGCAGCAGGTATCATGGTCTGGATTGTCATTAAGAAATGGGTGTTCGGTGGTACTAGTCGAGTCTAGTATCCACATAAAGCTCCTTTGCATAAAAGGAGCTTTATGTTTTACTATAGGTACAATAAAATTGCCATGAAAACACATGCGAATACTCTACCTCTTGCGTTCGTTTTTATCTTTTCTGCTCTCACTTTTATATTTTTTCCGCAAGAGGTAAAAGCAGCAGTTCTATATGACTATTCAAACAGTCTAGGAACATACGACATAATAAATGCAGCAAGTGGTCCTAATGGTTTCAACTATGGTGAAAGTGGAGGATATGGATTTGAACCACCAACAATGACAGGAGCATTTGCATATTTCAAAATTCAACTAGCTTCTGGTACTACTTGTCCTGCACGAGTAGGAAGTAATATGCAAGCATATGACTCCTCAGGTAACGCTGAATTTAATCTAGGAACAGGAACATTTGATTCAGCAGATAATACATGTACATATTCAGTATCTGGTACTGATGTAAAAATGATAGTATTTTCTGGAGGAGCAAATACTACCAACGATGGACAAGTACTTACTACAGTTGCAAGTACTGATTTAAGTCTTGTAAATGGAAATGGAGGAACAGTAACAACAGCAAATTATGGATTTGCTTTTCAGTTATGTGATAGTGGAGGTTGTTCAGGTGGTTTTACACCACCTACACCAGACGATACTAGTACAAGAATTGAATGGATAAATCCTCCATTAGGAAATGCTACAACCTCCACTAGTACTATAAATTTTCAATTTAAATACTATCTAAATTCAAATGCAGATGTTTATCCGGATAAAGACGCAAATTTTACAGGATGGGTACTATAAAAGAAACATACAAGCCAAAAGAAACTAACGTAAAAAAGTTAGAGGTATTTTTAAACAAACTAAATAAAGACAAATAATGGCTTTAGATTTTACACATATAAAAGGAGATACATTTGAAGCAGTAAACTTTCAAATGTTGGTTAATACAGTGGCTTTAAATTTAACCGGATGCACATTAAGAATGCAATTAAGAAAAGAATATGGTGGAGTAATATTTCTTTCTTTAACTTCTGTTGCAAGTGCTGGAATAACTATAACAACTCCTACAAGTGGTTTATTTAAAATTAATAGACAAATAATTAATATTGATGCTACAAATTATATTTATGACATTGAATTAATAAAAGCAGACGGTACTGTTAAAACATACATAAGTGGAAACTTTTCAATAACTAATGATGTAACACGATAATGGCAAACGATATAATAGATATTAATGTTACCGAAACAGTAGAAACGGTTGTAATAACTGTAAATCCAAATTTAACAACTGTAAATATTAATCAAGTTACAGGTGGAGGTGGCGGTGGTGGAATTACAAATTTAAGCACTACACAAACTGCAACTGATTTTACAATTAATTCAGATACTGGAGATGATGCTCTTGTGCCTTTAGGAAATGGTACTTTAGCAGGTTCTACTTTAAACAATTATACAACTACTGAAAAGAATAAATTAGCAGCAATAACAGGTACAAATACAGGAGACCAAAATCTACAATCAGTAACAACATTAGGTGCAAGTACATCAAATACTATAGTTGTAACTGTTATAGGTGCTTCAGTAGGTATAACTGCAGGTTCTCCAGATGGTAAAGGTATTAATGGATATTCTGATACAGGAATAGGTGTTGATGGTTTTTCTACAACAGGAGTTGGTATTAAAGGATTCTCTGAAGAAGGAGTAGGAGGAGAATTTGATGCAGGTGGTAGTGGTAATATTGTTAATTTTAAAACATCAGGAATATTAAAAGCATTTGTTAATCCTATTGGGGAATTTACTGCACAAAAATTAATTAAACAAGGTGGCTTTGATTATCAATTCTTAAAGGCTGACGGTTCTGTTGATAACAATATTTATTTAACTTCTGCTGATTTACCAGCTACATTAGATTTATATGCTACAACAACAGCTTCTGATATAAGTGGATATACTGTCCTCGTTAGAAATATTTCAGACACAAGATATAATACAACTGCGGTAGATGTATCAACAGGAGTTATAACGTCAGTTGGACAATTAGTAGGCTCTTTAATTACTGATGCAAATATTATATCGGGGAATCCCGGGGTTTTTGATTTTAAAACTATTGGAAATATAAGCAGAACAAACGGAACAGGTCAAGCGGAATTCTTCTTTAGAATATATAAAAGAAATTTAGCAGGAACAGAAACATTAATAGCACAATCAGATTATACACTACCCGTAACAAATGGTGGTTATGTTGAGTTTTCTGCAACTGCTTTATGGAATGATGGTATATTTTTAGATACAGATAGAGTTGTTTTAAAATACTATGCAAATAGACTTACTTCTCCTGTTGGTTCAGACCCTACATATCAATTCCAATTTGGAGGAACAAGTCCTGTTAGAAGTTCAGCAGCTATTCCTACATCTGTAATGCCAAATATATATTTAAGAGATTTAGCTGATGTTGAAAATGTAGCTGCTGAAAACAATGAGATATTATATTGGAATGATTCTGCTTCTTTATGGGAACATTCACTTGCTGAAAATTTAGTTCCATTAGCAACTGCATCTCAAAAAGGATTAGTTTCTACAACTGCTCAAACATTTGCTGGAGATAAAACATTTACAGGAGTAATAGGAGCAAGTAATTTAAGTGGAACTAATACAGGTGATGAAACTATTACTACTATAAAAACAAAGTTAGGAATAACTACTTTATCAGGAAGTAATACAGGAGACCAAAATTTAAGTGGTTATGCTCTTTTAGCTTCTCCTACTTTTACAGGTACTCCATCATTGCCAACAGGAACAACAGGAGTAACACAAACTGCGGGTGATAATACTACTAAATTAGCAACTACTGCTTTTGTAACTGCTGCTTTAAGTTCTGGAGGTGTAACAGTAAGTCCTCAAGAAAATACATATACAACTGCAAATATAGCTACTGTAACTGCTGCTGAATATGCTGGTTTTGTAACTGCTGGAACTGTTAGTGCTACAACCTTATATTTTATAACTGCATAGATTATGGCAATAGAGATTGGAACAGTAAATGCAGACACAAGTGTAAAAATAGGAGCTACTACTATTCAAAGTGGTTATATAGGTTTTAATCAATTTTACAATACATATACTTCTATTTTAGATTTATATCCTTCTGCATATCACGCTTATTCTTTACGCAAATTAAAAAGCACTTATACTGGTAAATGTTTAAGAGTTAGAAGAACAAATTTAACACCAAATACACTTACAACAACAGTAGATTTAGGTTTTGATGTTTTTAATAGAATTAGTTTAAACAGTCCAATTTCTAATCAAACTGGTGGTGTAACAACTGCTAAAACATTAGGAGAGTTTTGTGCTTCTGTTGTAAATGGATATGGAAATCCAGACGGAGTAAATATTAATCAAGATATTTTTGTAGTTACTTGGTATGACCAAAGTGGTAATAATAAAAACCCAACTCAAGCAAGTCTTTTAAATCAACCAAGATTAGTATTAGGTGGTAATTTAGAAATAGTAGATGGAAGTGTAGGAGTTAGATTTATTTCTGCGAGTAGTCATCTTTTAAATTTAAATGATACATCTACTTCTTATAGTGATATGTCTTGTTATGTTTTAAGTAATTCTATATCAGCAACCACAAACAATTTCGCTTATGGGCAAGGAGTATCCGGTAACAAAGCTAGGTTGTTTTTACCATCAGGTGCAAATATAAGCTACAACACAAATCCTACTTTTCCAATAACTGGGATTACTGCAAATACTGATAGATTGTATGAATTAATATGTGGTGCAGCTACAACAAGTGCTTATTCAAATGGGGTACAATCTTCTGTTGTATCAGTTCCTTCTGTGAGCGTAAGCAATATTTATATTAGAGTTGGTTCAAGTGGTTCTCCTTCAGTATATATGAATGGACACATAAAAGAAGTTGTTGCATTTGTAGGCACACCATTAAGAACAGGAATAGAATCAAACATTAATACATATTATTCGGTATGGTAGAATATAAATATAACACATTAGAAGAAGCACAAACAGCATTAGATACTGTAAACGCTTATTTCGGATTACCTTGTGGCGATGATTGTTTAACTTGGACAAACATTCAAGAAGGTGATGGATATTGGTTTTTACAAGGTGATAGATTACAAGAAGTATTAGGTGAACCTGTTTAATTATGAGTAAAGAAAATTTAGATAGAATATTAAGTAAATTTATATCACGTAAATTAATGGTGTTTGTAATAGCTTGTGGTGCTTTATTCGCTGGAGATTTAACATCTCAAGATTGGGTAATAATAGCAACTGCTTATGTAAGCATTCAAGGATTTACGGATATAGTTGCAAAATTAAAAAGTTAAATGGAGTCAATGAAATTATATATGCTTAATTCGTTAGCATTGGTTATTACGTTTACTAACGTAGAGAATATATTGAAATTAACTCTTTTAGTGTTATCTATTATATATACAGGTGTTAAAATTTATGAATCATTTAATAAAAAAGTAAAAGATGAAACTGGACAATAAAGGATATATGTTAATTTGTGAGTTTGAAGGATTTAGTGCTAAACCATATTTATGTCCTGCTAAATTAGCTACTATTGGATATGGTAATACATTTTACAAAGATGGTAAAAAAGTTACTATGGTGGATAAATCAATAACTAAAGCAGAAGCATTTGATATGTTTAAAGACATTGCTGATAATTTTGCTAAAAGAGTTTCTAAATGTGTTACACAACCTTTAACACAAAATCAATTTAACTCTTTAGTTTCATTTGCTTATAATGTAGGAGTTGCAAATTTTATGAGAAGTACACTTTTAAAGAAAGTAAATAATAATAGATTAGACCATTCAATTGCAGATGAATTTTTAAAATGGGATAAAGTAGGAACTAAAAAATTAGCAGGTTTAACTAAAAGACGACAAATTGAAGCAGACAATTATTTCACGAAATAAAGGGGTTATTACATTTTGGTTATCAGTTACATTAGCTACTATTTCTATTGCTATATTATCATCTTGTTCAACAAGAAAAGTAGTAATAGAAGAAGTTAAGAAAGATTCTTTGTCACAAATAGTTACTAAAATTGTTACAAAAGAAGATATAAAAATAGAAACTAAAAATCATATTGTAACAAATGAATTTATAATAACTCCATTAGATACTTGTAAAGATATTGTGGTTAATGGTATAACGTACAAAAACGTTGTTTTAAGACACATTAATACAAAAGACAATAGTTTACACAAAGAAGATATAAAAGTGTCTAAAATTGAAGATAAACAACAAACTATAAAAGTTAAAGAAAATACAAAAGATAAAAATATAGAGAAAACTTCTAATCCAATAGGATATATTTTAATTATAATTATAATTTATTTAGTATGGCAAAACAGACGGTGGTTTCTACTCGTATAGAAACTAATATTTCAAGACCAGGAGTACATTCCAAAACAAAATCTTCTAAATTAAAATCTTCTAAAAACTATCAAAAGAAATATAAAGGTCAAGGAAGATAAATTTGGCATATAGTCGCCTTTTCCACACTTTGTTTTTTGTTATTTATTTTGTTTCTTTTTTGTTATTTATTTTAATCTTTTTTTAAATACTTATTTTGTTTTTTTGATTACAAGGCAAAGTTACAGGATAAAAAATTAAAACAATACTATTTAAAAATAAAGTTTTTAACTAAAATTGTTAATTTATACTATATATATTTGACAAATGAAAAAGCCAACAAGAAAAAGTTTAGTAATAAAATTAGATACAGTCTTTTCACAATACATTAGAAGAAAAGATGCTATTGATGAAATTGCTACTTGTGTTACTTGTGGTAAAAAAGACCATTGGTCTAAACTTCAAAATGGTCATTGGGCAAGTAGAAGGCATTATTGTACAAGATGGGATGAACAAAACTGTAACGTTCAATGTGCAGGTTGCAATGTATTTAGAGCAGGTGAAATTTACTTATATACTAAATATCTTTGTTCACAATATGGTGAAAACTTTCCAGAAGAACTTTATATAAAGTCTCAAAAAATAGTTAAATTTACAGACGTGGATTTGGTTGAAATGATTGAATATTATAATAATAAGTTGATTGAACTTGGATAGCATACCTTAAGAACTGCTTTTAAGTCTTTTTTTGTTTTTGTTTGTTAGAAAAGGGATGCTTTAATTAGTGTCCCTTTTTTATTTTATAAACTTTAACATTTCATTAACACTTTTATATCAAAAACAGTTATATATTTGCCAAAGAAATAACAACTTAAAACACAAACAAAATGAAACAGAATTTAAAAGACATTGGATTAGCCTTTATTTTATGGGGATTATTTATTACTGCAGTATTAATTTTAACACTTTAACAAATGGAAGATTTATTAGATTACAACAGGTTTAGAATAGAAGCAATGCAAGAGAAACTTTGCAAATTAGAATTTTACATTAATCAATTAGAAACTTACTGTTTTGAATTAGCAGATGTAAATTGTCCAACAGATTACAAAAGAATAATTAAACAAGAAATTTATAACCTTAAAACAAAATAAAATGGAATATAATGAATTGGTGAATAATTTTTACTATGATAAAAATACAGGATTATTACATAGAACCACAAGAAAAAATAGTAATGGTTCAAAAGATAAATTTGGATATTTAATTATAAAATATAAAGGTAAACAATACAAAGCACATAGATTAATTTGGCTTTATAATTACAAAAAATATCCCAATAATGTTATAGACCATTTAAATGGAATTAAATATGATAATAGAATTGAAAATTTAAAAGATGTATCTTTTTTAGAAAACTCAATTAATCATAATAGAAAAGCTAATTTAGTTACAGGATATGTAGGTATTTATTTAGACGAATCAACAAAAGGTTTAAAGAAAAAATATACTACTCAATTTAATAATAAAACATTTAGGTTTTTAAATTTAAATGAATGTGTACAATTTAGAAATAATAACAATTTAAAATTATAAAAAAAATGAAAGAATTAAATTTTTACGAAAAATTATCAGCAGTTAAATCAGAAGTAGGTAGAATATCAAAAGACAGTAATAATCCTTTTTTTAAAAGTAAATATTTTGATATTAATTCTTTACTTATGCACGTAGAACCAATAATACAAAAAAATGGTTTATTACTATTACAACCTATACAAGATGGTTTAGTAAAAAGCATTATATATGATACAAATGGATTTTGTATTGAATCAGGAATTAATCTAACCGGAATAACAGACCCACAAAAATTAGGTTCAGCAATCACTTATTTTAGAAGATACACTTTACAATCTTTATTAGCTTTACAGGCTGAAGATGATGATGCAAATTTAGCAAGTAAAAAATCAAATGTAGCAGAAACTTTAAATCCAAAAGAAATTATTGCAGGATTAGAAGATAAAAAATGGTTAAATAAAAATACACCTGAATTTACAAAAGCTATTGAATATTTAAAAAATGGTGGTAATATTGCAACAATAGAAAATAAATATAAAATGACTGCAATAGTTAAAAATGAATTATTAAAAGTCAAGTAAATAAAGCTGAATAGTTGACAACAGTAAAAAAAGGTAAACAAATTAAATAAGTAAATTATGAGTGCATTAATTAATGTAAGTTTAAGAGTTGACAAATTACCTAAAGAAAAATTTGTATCTGGAAAAGATGGTGCAGTTTATTACAACTTTACTGTTGGAGTAAATGACGAATCTAACCAATGGGGGCAAAATGTTTCTTTAACTGATAGTCAAACAAAAGAAGAAAGAGAAGCAAAGAAGCCTAAAACGTATTTAGGAAATGGAAATGTAATATGGACAAATGGAACTATTTCAGTTGCTGATAAAAAAGCAGAAGCAACTGCATCAGTTGTAGATGACAATTTACCTTTCTAATTAATTATTAATTTAGGGATTAGTCTACCTAAAATTATACTCAAAAGGGAATGTAAAAGTTCCCTTTTTTTAACAAACAAACAAACAAATGGAATTAAACAAAGACGAAAAGAGATTA